TCAACGTGAAAGTATTATTTTGAAAACGGTAGAGATGTTGGTGAGTACCTGAGAAATGAAGAAAATCGACCGCCATTTTACGACCACGGTTATATGTATAAGACAAAAGACAGAAAAGCATTTATCGTCTATCAACCATACGGCGCATTAGATAAGATGGATGAATATCGCCAAGTTATTGAATGTTGGGCGATTGAACAAGGGATTGAAGCTAAAGTTTATGGATATGATTATGGCTGGTATACCAGCAGTAGCTATCTTGTCATCATGGGTCTAGATCTAAGTGATATCAAGGTTGAAAAAGCGCTAAACTCACATTAATAAATAGGAGAAAAAACATGAATAACAGTTACCCCAAATCATGGTCAAGAATCATGACTCAAACGATCGCAGAGTTAAATAAAAAAAAGAATCTGACTCGGCTAGATTTAAAACGTGGAGCATTAGCCCTTGTAAAAGGTTTGAATGTACGAAATAAGAAAATCAATGCGGAAAGTGAAGCAGACTATATCAAAGCGGTTTGGGATAATTTCCAGCTTTATGAAATGGCCTTGTCAGTCATTGGGATGCTTACCCCTCAAGAAGTCATTGAAACATTCCCAATTTACAAAAGATATGATGGTCATAAATACGAGACAAAAGATTACTTTAGTGTACAAAATTCTTTAGCAGCTTATGACCTGAATCAGCCCATCAATGCAGTGGATGATAAAGCTTTTGAATTTCTTTGGGATTATGACAACGATGATTTAGTAGAGTTCACGGTAGACTTCATGGGAGCTATGAGTCATATTAATCGCCTTGAGAAAGGTAAAGATTTATTTTCTCAATTCTTAGAGGAAACGCAAGGGATAAAATCTCGTATGATTGAAATTAACGGGATTGAAGTCATTACTTTTGATAATGATGAGGAATTAGATTAAATAAAAAGGCTTTCCAACAAGAAAGGAGTAAAAATGCGAGCAAGATCTCCAACAAAATCAGTTGTTTTAACTCATTTATAAAAAGCGCAATTAACGTAATGAAATACAGGCCTTATCTGTAGTTTCGATAAATTGGTATCTTTACCAATAGAAAATAAGGAATCAATACAATGAATCAAACACTAAATACACTCAATGAGCTGTGGATTGAAGCAGGCGAAAAAGTAGAAAATTATAATGATAAAATCAATCAAATGCTCAAAAATGAAAATTTCTCAGCTCAAACCTTAAGAGATTTAACCGCAAAGAGAGATCATGCTCAAGCCCGTTGTGATGCACTGAGAAATCAAGTCGTCGAAGCACAAGCGACACAAGTTGCTCATCTTCGTTCTAGCGGACAACTTCCCTTAGGTAATGGAGAAAACCAAACCGATCAATCTTTCATTTCAGATTTCAAAGCCTTAATGAGAGGCGATTCTAAAATCACAAATCTAGTCACTTCCTCTAAAGATGAATCAGGCGAAGCGGCTGGCTTAACCATTCCCCAAGATTTAAGAACTTCGATTAATGTCTTGAAACGCCAATATGATGTGATGGAGCAATATGTCAATGTTGAAAATGTAACTACAGCCTCAGGTTCTCGTGTTTATGAGAAATGGATAAATATTACCCCACTTACAAAATTAGATAGCGAAGATGAAACCATTGGAGCCAATGACGATCCCAATCTTAAACTTGTTAAGTATCAGATTGGACGCTACGGAGGGATCACAACAGCGACCAACTCCCTACTTAAAGATAGTGCCGAAAATATTATGTCATGGTTGACGGGTTGGATTGCTAAGAAAGTCGTCGTTTCTCGTAATAAAGAAATCATCTCACTCATGCAAGCAGCTCCTAAAAAACCAGCCCTCTCTACTTTTGATGATATTATCACTATGATTAATACGGCAGTCGATCCAGCAATTAAAGCAACTTCTATTTTAATTACCAACACAAGCGGGCTCAACCAACTTACTTTAGTTAAAGATGCGTTAGGGAATTATTTGTTACAACCTGACCCCGTTCAACCTGATCGCTATTTAATCAAAGGAAAACGAGTCGTTGAAATCAGTGACCATTGGCTTCCAAGTGGTGGAGAAACAAGCAGCCCGCTTTATCCGCTCTATTATGGCGACTTTAAACAAGCCATGACTTTATTTGACCGCGAAAACATGTCATTGCTTCCAACAAATATTGGTGCTGGTGCATTTGAAACCGATACGACAAAAATTCGTGTGATTGACCGCTTTGACGTTCAGCTTACCGATACAGAAGCCTTTGTGGCAGGTTCATTTACAGCGATCTCAGATCAAAAAGGAAATATCAATACTGAAGCTACACCTACAACAACTAATCATAAGGAGAAATAATAATGGACATTCGTCATATTGAAGAAAAAACAAAAGAATTAAAAGCACAATCAATTCCTCTGGTTCAAGCCGTTGAAAAAACACAAGCCTTAGTCAATGAGTTAAGCACAAAACTTGAGAATATGAAAGTAGACAAACAACAGCCAGATATTGATGCGACTCTTGCACAAATGGCTAAAGAACGAGATGCTCGTGTTTTACTTGATGAACTGACGGAACATCTTACCAAGCAAAAAGAAGCACTTCATCAATTTTGGAATAATGAAGAAACCAATTATGCCATTAAAACTGAGGCTAATCGCTCACAAGAATACTTGAGTCCAACAGAATCTCAATTGATTGAGGGATTAATTGATAACTCTTTAAAACGAAAATTAAAAGCTTATGGTAAAGAAGTGGAAGAAGCTCGAAATAAAGCCATTGAGATTGTGAATTATCTGAAAGAAAACAATTATGATCAGTCCGTTGGTAATGCTCTCCATCCGTTAGTTGAAGCCAAAAACTTTTATTACTTTAGAATGGCTCAGTTGATTAGTTCTACTTTTCAACATGAATTGATGGAATATTTGCTTGATGACGGGCTGATCACAAATTATCCTGGCTATTATACTCCACGCCGATAAGAGTTTAATCATCCATAATTTCGAGCTGAGAAAGCCTATAAGTATCAGGCTTTCTTGTTATTATAAAGGAATCATGACGGATAAATATATGACAATCAGATATTATTGGGGAAGGCCTAAAGATGTTGTAAGGTGGTATCTTAGAGGAACATTATACTTAAGCGCTCAAAGCAGGCAGTCTTATATTGAAAAGACAAAAGCTGAAGCAGGTAACTTACCAAGACTTCTTAAACTATTAAATAATCTTGATGAAATATTTGATACAGCAGATACTGACAGCATAGCATTACTATGTTTGAGGTACGTTGAACTATTAAGTGTTGCAGAGACTACAAAACGGACAGGACTTTCCGCTTATCAGATTACTTCAAAGATAGGTAAACTCATGAAGGAAGCTAAAGAAATTATAGCCAAAGCATGATATAATAGAACTATCATAAGTCCCAGAGATGGGCAGTGGTATAATAAGTTCAGGAAAGTATCTCTAATTGTGGAGGTACTTTTTTGTTTAAGAGGGATGACATTATGAATGAAGTTAAATTCAATATTAGGCTTTATTTTACGGGCGGGATGAAACGCTTAACGGATAGGATAGACAGCACAGACAACCTCACACCGCAACGCTTTGTATTCAACGCAATGACAGAGCTGTTTGATTCATTGAGTGATGAGGACTTAAAGCTGATTCGTTTGAGATATGTTGAGGACTTAACGCTGGACGAGATTGCAAGTCGCTGTTATCTGAATGAATCAACGATCAGACGTCACACCAACCCAACGGTTAAGCAAGTGAAAGAGATTATAGCGAAAGCAAAGAAGAATGAATTGATAGATAGAAAAGAGAAAATAGAATGCCAATGACTGGACGTTGTCGTGAGCTTAACTGCCACGCTATGGTGATTAGACCGCTACACTATTGTACTAAGCACGCTGATAAAGAAGCTGCATATCAAGCAAGCAGAGAGCGATGGACTAATCGTAATGATAATACAAAAAGATATAAGGACTATAACAAACGCAAGCGTGAGTATAGCGACATTAAAGTAGAACAGAATAAGTTCTACCAAAGCAAGCAATGGAAGTCTATACGTGATGTAGTAAGACGTAGAGACAACTTCCTTTGTCAGTACTGTAAAGCGCATAACAGAGTAAGAACTGGTAAGATAGTGGACCACATCGTGCCAGTTGAGTTTGACTTGAATGGTAAGACCGTGATGGATAACTTGGCTTTCTGTTGTAGCAAATGCCATACAAGGAAGACTAAGTGGGAACAAATTTATTATGGAACTGGTTACGGAAATAAAACTAAAAATGTAATCCCCATAAAAAATGTAAAAGATGTCCCTGATTTTCAAAAAAATGAACGATAATTTTTAATAACCCTCCCCCGTATATTTTTACAGGGAAAGCACACACATAGGTTTAGAAACGTTTTAAAGTTCAATTTTGAAAATTTTTATATAGGGGGGGTCAAAACACTAAAACATTGATATAATCACGTTTATAGGCAAAAAAAGGGAAAATTACTTCCCTTTCTTGCCTTTTTTTACGTCGTTTTAGCACTAATAATGGTTGGTAGCGTGTCTCACAAATAGATTTAGCTTATTTCTCTCATTTTTGGTGTATAACTTTTGGGGGTCAATTATGCTCAATATCCTTATGGTTGAGCCATTCTGTCTCAGAAAAAAAGTTTTGAAAATTGGTCTGTGGCATAAGCTGAGACCTATGTGTGTGCTTTTCCTAGTATAAGTATAGGGGGGGAGGGTATTCATTTTTTAAGTTGTTTTACTACGTTTTATCAAAAAAGTCAGCAAAATTAAAAGCTGTATATCATGGATATACAGCCCCTTGCCTGACAAAAATTTGTTCATTTTTTTAACGCTTTTTACTACGTTCGTGTTTTTTTACGTCTTTTACTACGTTTAAAAAGCTGTATATTATGGTCTAATGGGTCGTGTTTTTAGTGCATAATTGCATAAAATAGCCTTTATATCTTCTATTTGGTTCTAATGGGTTGCCGTGGTATACTAAAACTATAACAAAGAAAGGACTTTTTATTATGAAATTTAAATTTAAAGGAATCAATTATTACGAGGACTCAGAAAACAATTATGTCGGTGCCACAAACACTTGCTCAATCGTCAAAGAATTCGCTGATTTCCAAGCAGCTATTGACTATGTTGCTGAACACAAAGGATTCTTGATTGCCGAAGACGGAAAAACTGCCTTCAACGTTTTGAC